GACGGGCGCCATTGGCTGTGTATTCCAGTTCACCAACGACGAAGCCAGAGTTGTCCGGCAGCCAGCCCATCTGGTTGCGGGTACGGTCGGCAGCAAAGCTCTTCTGCAGATTGCGGATGGATGATGCGAAGTACGCCATGATGTTGTCCAGTTCTTTGTTGATTGCGAATACACCGTGCTTCAGCAGCAGGTCTCGCATCTTCTCCTTCGTAAGTAGGGTCGAAACGGGGGCTGTAAACCTCCGGATGCCGTCGTGTGGGGTGTGTAGATTGACGCCAACCAGCTCGCCGTCACCACCGCCATGCTCGTCCAGATCGTAGAACCGCGAGGTCAGGTACAGGTCGTACTTGTAGACCTCCAACTCGATCGGGTCGCCGTCTTTGTCCTTGGTCTTGAGGAACACGCCGCCATGCACACCGCGGAAGTAGGGGTGCGGGTAGGCCGGGATGTTGACCTGCACGGTATGCACAGGCACGTCCGCGTCGATCTCGGACTCCAGCCGTTGCTCCACCACATAGACGTTATCCACCTGCGGCGCTTCCTCCACCTTGCGGCCGATGCTGATGGGGCTTGTGCATCGCTGCGTACACCCAACGCAGGTCGCGCTGTAGTTGGCACGGTACCAGTCGCAGGTCATAGGACCGGAAGTAGCTTCGGCTTTGCGGAGAGTGTTCTCTGGTGTGTACTCGGGATGTGGCCGGGACAGTGCGTGTATGGCAGTCTCGGCGTCGGTGCAGCGCCATGCGATAGAGAGCGCCGCTCTCCACAAGGGTTCTTCAAGCGTAGCGGCTTCGGTGACTGCACGAGCGATCTGAGCACATCCGTTGCCTTTGACGCTGCGGCGGACGATACGGGCGAAATTTGTCTCTGGGTAATCAGCCGCTGCAAGCGAGCGGGTCATTTCGTCCGTACCGTACTCACGGGCTGCGCTCAGGTCTACGTCCATGCTGATCGGCAAGAGATCGACCAGCGTCTGCAAGGGGGATATGACTCCAGTGGCCAAGAGCTGCACGGGCAGTGGTGGTGAGACTTTGTGGTTCTCGGTGTCCACCATGCGCAGGATACGCGCCGCATCGCTGGTAACTGTTAGGTCAATGCCGAGCTTGTGATCGACACAGAGCTGCTTGAACCGACGAGCCAGTGGTCGCCACTCGGCTGCAGAGATGTCATGACCGAATGGCCAGTAGGCGTGGATGCCGCGGCCTGAGTTCACCACGTAGGGCTCGGGCAGCTCAGCGGCATTGACAAAGCTGCGCAGCGCTACGGCACCGTCATCCCGGCTAGCATATTGCTTGTCTGCGCCGCAGTCGATGTCAACGAAGAAGCAGCGGAGCGCCTTGGCGTTATCGCCCTTGCGGCCCAGCTTGGGGTCCACAAAACTAGCCAGTGCAAAAAACACATTGACCTGCGTGGCGCTGAGGTCCGCGCCTCTCATTACGAGTTCCGCAATGGTCGAATGGTACGAGTGATTTAGGTAGCCGCCTGCGTTGATGCCCACTGCACAGTATGGGCCCTCTGAAGGGAGAACGGCTGAATAGAAAGGATGGTTCACGAGTCCTCACGGCTGGGTTACGGATAAGAGGTGGGGCAGCGGCCCGTGTTCCGCTGTGTCAGGTAGGGATCAGCTACCTCAAGCCCCGGGCGGGACTATACCCGCGCTTTCATGTACTCGGCATGTAACTCAATCATCTTTTCGAGTTTGTCTTGTTTCGGTGCGAACCTACCAGTGAACCACGAATAGATCGTCTGGCGGGATGTGTCCATATCAGCTGCAACCCGGGCCACGGGGATGTTGGTATCCACGCAGAACCCGGCAAACGCAAACACGGGGGACTCGTTATGTTCCCTCCGTGCCTTCTGGACCGCCCGCACAATGCTGTACGAGTAGCCCCGAGCGTCACTCATCGTCAGAGCCCCAATCGTCCAGAACTGCGGCTACATCCTTGGCAGGGGCGGCAACAACTTCGGGCTTCTTCGTGGCACGCTTGACGGGGGGCGGTGCGTCGTCAGCTTCAGGTGCTGCTTCTGCTTTCGCAAACGCAGGCGGCAGGGCGGGGGCTTCCTTGGGCGGTGCGAGCTTGAACTCGATGGCTTGTGCAGCATCTTCGCTGGCACCTTGCGCACGGGCTACGTTCAGCTCTTCGCGGGTCAGCGGACGCACGGCGCGGAACTTCAGGACAGGCACGGACACGGAGGTGTCGAAGCGAGCCTCAGTCACGATACCGGACATAGGCACACCGTGGCCAGCCAAGAACTTCGCATAGGCTTGCAGGGGCATCTTGTCGCCTTCGGGTTTGCCGAACAGCGAAGTAGCAGGCAGCTGGAGACGGTACACATTGCCGCCCATGTCGCCTTCGAGAATGACCGCGAAGCGCTGGTTGAAGCGGCAGGCACGGGAGTCACCCTTGCCGGAGCCTGCGATGTTCTGCTTGCAGGTAGCACACGAGGAGCTTTGGGGGTTCTTGATGCTGGCATCAGGCACCTTGCCATCGCCGGACGCGCAGGCAGGGCCGCTGCTCTCGCCCTTGACGTACTCACCATCGAAGTAGGAGCGGGCTACGTTTTGCGCAGCGTTGACGATGACGATGTTCATCGCACGGTCTTCGTTCTTGGCGATCTCTTCGCCGCCAACGATCATGCGGAACACGCCGCCTTCAGTAGAGATGGACTTGCCAGTGTTGCTGCCGGCAAGACGTTTGGTCATCTCATCGGGTTCAGAACGAAGGTAGTCGGGAAGGACAGCGCCAGATTTGAAAAGTGCAAGTTCGGACATAGGGATAGCTTAAAAAGTGAGTTAGTTGGGATGGAGTGGATTGGTGGTAGGCTTACTTGGAGGACCTCCTTACGGTTATGGAATACTTGGAGTCAACGTTGAGACCGGGCGGCAGCAGGCCGGGGTTCTCCTGCAGGAACTGCTTCATGTTGGCCTGCGCCACGCGCTGCTCCAGCAGGCTGAGCGCATCGTGCTCTTTGATGAAGGCGTGCATTGACGCCCAGTCGGAAGTCCAGTAGCGGGTCTTGACACCGCGGGTGAACGAACCGTGTGCGGTCTTGCCGCCGTCTTGGCCGGTGGCCTTGCAAATCTCAAGCAGCTCGCCTTCGATCAGCGACATCTGCTGGTCTATATCGGCCACGCGTTCTTCGTGCTCACGCACCAGCGCAGCCTTGGCATCGCGCATTTTTATGTACACCTTGACGAGCTTGTCGGCGTCTACAGTCTTTTCGGTCATTTGGTTTCCTTGGTGGTTGCTTGGTGGTTTAATTATACAGTGTCAATTACCTGAGTCAAGCTATTTCTTGACGATACCGCTTAGCGGGTGTGGTAAGCGTGCGCTCTATGCTCCACCCTGCCCGAAGTCGTTCTGATACACACGCGCCGGATAGGCCGACTTCTCTACCCCATGCCGATAAAGACTGTGATCGGCCTTGAAAGGCGATGTGTTTCTCATCGGCCCCTATAGGAGTTTCAATAGCGTCAGATATAGACCACCCGTGCTCTAAGCGGTGTTTCAATCGTTTGTAGGGCACCTTGTATATAGCCGCCAGCTCCCGCAGTCCGCACTGCCGGCCGTCATACGTGAACTGCCGTGTGGTGCTCCGGTTGTTACTTTGAGTAGACGGCTCCGCCCATCGGCAGTTTGCTGGACAGTAGTCACCGTTGTTATCTATACGATCTAAAGAGTGCGCAGGACTTGGCTTCGACCCCATGGCCACGTAAAACGCTGCAAAGTCGCTGACCCACTCTGGGCACACCCGAATCCCTCTGGCTCCATATCTAGGAAACTTTGGATTATTCGGGTTTAGGCACCGACCTTTCATGCTGGCCCAACTGACGTATTCTGAAGTCTTGCGCAATCCGTGTTTAGCTGGCATCTAGTAACTCCTGTTTGTATAAATCAACAAGTAACTGGTGGGCGTCTACTTTTCCGTCCAGCATGTCGTACATGCGGCGCTCCACCGGGCTCCCCTGCAGCCGCACGACGGTGACTTTATTGGCTTGGCCAACCCGATGGGCGCGAGCGTTACCTTGTATGTACAGCTCGGCAGATGGCACAGGCCCCCACCACACGACGGTGTCGGCTTTTGTAAGGGTGATCCCGTGCCCAGCAGCCGCAGGCTGGGCGAGTATAACGCGAGGGGATTCCTCTGTTTGAAAGCTCTTAATCACTACAGACCTCTGCCCTGCAGATACTCCGCCGTGGATGGACCCGGAGACTATATTGGCCTTGGCCAACGCCTGCTCCAGCATCTCAAGCGCATGGCGGAACGGCACGAACACAATGACTTTGTGCTCAGTCTGGCTGATGACATCCAGCAACTCGTTGACCCGGTTGCTCACGTCGAACTCCACGACCTCCCTCTCGGTCGTATAGGCCACGCCTTGGCTGATCTGCAAGAGCTTGTTGAGCATGCCCGCTGCATTGACTGCAGTGATCTCGGACCCAGCGGCCAGTGCCAGCATAGACTTCTTGATTTCGTGATAGTAGTGCTGCTGCTGCTTGGTCAGCGGCACCTCCCGGGTTGTGTACATCATGTCCGGCAGGTCGAGGCACTCCTCCTTGGTGAACCGGATCGCTGGCTGCAGGACTCGGAACACTGTGTCTTGGGCGTCGCGCTTGGGCGCCCACTTGAACTGCGTGATCTTGTACATCACCATGTCTCGGAACGCACCGAAGAACTTGGGCACCGACGACGGGTTCACCAGCTTGGCCAGCCCATACGCATCCACAGGGGACTGCGAAGCCGGGGTGCCGGTCATTAGCCATATACGCGTGGTCGGCTTGAGCAGGCTAGCGACGGCCTTCCACCGATCGGTGGTGACTGACTTGAGTGCTGACGCTTCGTCCACGATGATGAGGTCGAACCCAGCCTGCTCCAGCTCGTCGCGCACTACCTTGACGCCGTCGAAGTTGATGATGACGAACTCGTAGTCACCGTTGATGA